CAAAATACGGAAGATTAATAAAGTTACCAACATCCCCCCTTTCGACAAGAATCTGTTCTTGCTTTGGGAATATCTCGCACCGACCATGCCCAAGTGCCGAAGAAATCTCCGCAGCTTTGTCCCTAAAATCGCTTGCATTCATCCACTCCTTAAAAAAGAAAAATATATGTGCACCACCCGATTTACTACGGCACACGATACACGGAACTTTTAATTCCTCTAGCTTATCTATTAATTTATTGTGATCTAATGGGTATTCATCAATATCTAAAGCACCAAACCTACACTTGTTTTCTTCATTAATAGGTATAGCACCAATGCCTTTTTTGCCACTGATGTGTCCTTCTATCAATTCTAATGTAAGAGGGTTTCTTACTATAAATGATTTTGCTTTTTGTTTTCCTGCGGTACGTTCTTGAGAAACATCCGTTTGCCCATGAGCACCACTGAAACCTTTAAAGGCTTCTAATAATTCTTCTGATAAATTCACTCTTCACTCCATAGAAAAAGAGTCGTGACTTGGAGGACTAGTCACGACTCTAGTTAATTAAAACGGTATTTCGTCAGACTTGTTTGCATTTTGCATTTCTTCAGCAGGTGCCGAAGCCGTTTTGATTTCACCTTTTCTAAAACTTTGATACATTGTTCTAGCTTCTAGCATCATAGTTTCTATTTCTTTTGTTACCTCAGTAATTCGTTCAATCTTATAATTGTACCAACTACCTTGATCATTACTTTCTGCAATGGTTTGTATATTCCATGCAGTACCATATAAAGGCATAGGCTTACCCGAAGGTAAACGAATACCATTCTTTACAGTATTCCATCTACGAGATACTTTTAACTGAGTCTTCTTCATATCAAGTATAGCAGGGACACCTTGTCTAGTTTCGGGATCCATAGCCATGATAACATGTTGATGAGTTCTAACTAACTCATTACCCGATGGCAACATTTCTGCCGCACCTTCACGAGTTGTAAGACCTATATCTCTATCATCAGAGGCTAGTTCTCTTATAAAACCACCACCAGATGACCGTAGACCGAACTCCAAGAACTTCTTCTCAAAGAAACAAGGTACAACAATTACACCTTGATCAGACTTATAGACACTTTGAGAAACTGTATTAAAGATATCTCCTTGTTCAGCACCCTTTATATACATAGAGTCCTGCTTATTTAATTGTGGAGATAATGCTTGTAGTATCCTTATAAAAGGTATTTGCATATCTTCCGTAGTAAAGTTTTCTAATCCTGCTCCTGCCTCTTCCTCAAGTAATGATGAAAGATCTGAAACTGCTACATCGGTAGCCTTCTTTTCTGCGACTGTATTACTCATTATTTTGCTCCCTTAATTTTTGCACGATTGCCTACATATATTCCGAATAAATCAAAATCAATTTCTTGACTGTTTTCTATTCGGTTCTTCGCCCACGTTCTCAATGTCATTGGATGTATGTGAGTCTTCTGTGCAGGGCTTAGTCCTTGATTGCGTAAATCATCAACCACGGCTCCCGCTACATTGTCTTGACCCATACCAAAACCGACAACAACTTCATTCTTAATTATGTCTCCTTCGCCAATAGAACGAATGAAATTATATGCTTCATCCTTCTTATCATCCGGTATTCTTGCAGACACAAATTTATCAATAGTTACTTTGTTGCCATCGACTGTAAGACTTTGAACACCAAGAGTCTCCATCAATGAAGGAATATCTTCCTCATCAACAGTTCTCTTTCGGTATTGCAAATCTTTGAGATGTTGTTCGGCATCCTTGACTTGCTGATCAAGATCAATGGACTGCCGAATTAATGTGGAGAGCTTAGAAGTCTCTCCTTCGCTAACTTTATTAAAGGCTTCGGGGTTAGCTGCCTCTTCTTCAAACAGTGAAAATACATCACTCATCGTTATCTCCTTCTTCGTTAAAGTTTATACCCTTCGGTATTGAAGTTTTGTTTTAGTTACTATTAGCAGTCTTGTCAACATAATTAAATTCTTTTTTTGTTAACCAGGCTATAGTACCTCCGATAGACCTATCTTCTTGGTCTGAGAGTTTCTTTAGCATTTCCCATACTGATATAGGCACTGCTACTGATTTCCATCTATCCGGATCCATATTATATTCCTTTCAAAAGTTCTTTAGTTGATTGTAATGATAGTGCTAGTGCTTTATTCCATGTTCGTTCTGTTAAGTCATTTGAGTCAAAATCCCTTCTATGTATCTTCTTAGTTATTTGATGTAGTTCTTCTACTGCTCTAAAAGAAATAGTATTATCTAGCAAACCTACCATTGCGATTATATCGCAATCTTCTTTTGTGTAAGGTCTTTTAGGTTTTCCTTTTGCACAAGTAAAACTGTATAAATTATTGTGAGTGTGTGATGCCCCTTTAACTTCTATTCGTTGTGCCACTAAAAGATTCGGACCTTTTAAAGCCACTACATCTATCCCATCTTGTTTGACCATAAAAGCTTCCACCCCTAATTTTGCCAACGAATAAACAACAAAAGCTTCTGCTGCATGTCCTATGATTTTCATTCCGTCTGCCATTAGTCACTCCTCTTAGGTGATACTTGTAACCATTGTTTAACTTCTTCTCCTAATGTCCTCCCTGCTAATGTTATCTTGGATTGTAATACTTTAACTATATGCACATCAATACTATCGGGAACCACTAGATCAACATAAAGAACATTATTCTTTTGTCCTATTCTATGGCACCTATCTTCTGATTGTATGCGAGTCTCTAAGTTAAAATCATTAGAATAATAAATGACATTCGTAGCTGCCGTCAAAGTTAATCCTCTTCCCGCAGTCTGTGCATTGCCTACAAAGAACCTAGTCACTTGATCATTCTGAAATCTATCAATAGCCTTGTCTCTATCTTCTTGAGAAGTGTCCCCAAAATAAGTGACAGTGGCTCCCGCACCATGGTTTTTATCTAAGGCACTCTTAATCTTTTTTATATCATGTCGGAACCTAGACCAAATAATAACTTTACCATCCATTTCATTTATGGTGTCCAACATGGTATCAATTCTATGATTTTCTATTTCAATAGTTTCCCCATCATCCGTAACGAGATAGCCACACAATAGTTGTTGTAGCCTTAGTAACCTAGTCATAACTTCGGGAGCTGATACTATGTCCCCTCCCTCTAGTAATGCCACGGCATTATCTTTCATACTGCTATAATGTTTTACTTGGTCTGGAGTTAAAGGCACATCTCTTGTTGTGTATATTTTATCAGGTAAATCCAAAGCTTGATCTTTAGTAACTCTATATGAAAATCCATATAGATTATCTGTTAATTCTTCTAAGTTTCTAAAACCAACTATTTTTTGAAAGGAATGATTACCCATTGTTTGTTGTTTGATTATGGCATATCGACCTTGGAAAGACCAAAAACTATCAAACCCTAAAAGATCTTTATCTAAGAAATAACATTGAGCATACAAATCCATGGGAGATTGTGTAACCGGAGATCCGGTAAGTATTCTTTTAAACTTAGCCGTATCTCCAAACTTTAATACAGCCTTTGTTCGCTTTGCTTTTATATTCTTTATGGTAGTTGATTCATCAATAGCAAATAAATAATTACTTCTATGCACAAATGAATTTAAATACTTAACAACTTTTGGTGAAGCAAAGGATTCTACATTCACTAATATAATTCTTAACTTGTCCCTGGTATTTACTGCTTCTTCTAATACTTTCTTCTCAGACTTGTTAGCACCAGACTTCCATATGTATATGTTCTTCTCTACATTATCTGGAAAATGGATAGGTAGTTCTGAGTTCTTCCAATTCATATACACACCTTTTGGTGCAACTATGATTGCCGTATCTATGTGTTTGTTTTCATATAGCCATGTAATATTATCTATTAATACTTTAGATTTACCACAACCCATCTCCATAAAATATGCATAATTTTTTCTATTGAAACTACGCAGTAGTGCTTCACGTTGATGTTCATATGGCTTTGTCTTAAAATTAAATGCCATTCTTTTCCCCTCATCTATATACCTCATCTATCCAAGCTAATGATGAACTTGCTGATTGGTATTCCTTATATTCTCTTTTATATCTTGGTTCCGGTTGAACGGCTCTAGGATCATCTGTTCCACTAAAGTCAGATTCCGGTAATTCTAGGGACTCTTCTGTTGTCAAGAAAGGTCCCCAATAATTACCACAACCATCAAGAGAATTTCGTTTCTCTCTCTTCCATTCTTCAAGCCGAGCTATCTGTAGGATCTTCTTTATCGGTGTCCCAATCTGGCTCGAAATGGATTGTGAATCGTGACCCAATTTCCACATCTTCTTCGCCACGGCTATCGCTAGGTGGGGGTGGTTTGGGAAACTTGATGATGTTATCTCCACCAAGAGTTGATATTTTTTCTTTTCCATTCTTATTACTCATCATTCTCCTCCTCTTCTAAACCATGCATTATTGCAAACTTTGCAGACTCGATATGCCAAAGCACATCTGCTGGGTCTTTCATGGTTGTGATCATCTGAACCATGCCGTCTTTATCACTAGAACCAAGGATCACGATTTGGTCAAATTGTTCGGCAGCCATTTCACATACTAGGGGTACGGGTTTAACTGTTCTCCTCATTTTATATGGGAATTTTATGATATTGTCACTCATTTTAATTGTGCTCCTTGGCAACAATCGTCTATAATACTGTGACATATTGCACATTGCTCATGTCCATGTATATTTACAGTTGCTAATACGGCTTGGCATCTAGGACATCTTTCAACAACTTCGTCTGTTTCTTTCTGCCATTCATAATCATCCATTACTTTTTCCTTTTACATTAGTATTAAGAGCGTCTGTTCTTCTTCTATAATTTATATAGTCTTTTTCTTCTACAATATTAAAATCGCAATCAACAAATTCATAACCTGCATTATTCCACCTACTTGAATCTTCTTCTCTAGTTAGAGCTCTTTGACCTGCTCTTTCCTCATCACTGGCATTTAGTTTAACAACTCTTTTTATATTAATATACGTTTCAATATAATACGCATCACAATTTGCATACAAGTGTGGAGGCACGGCATGAAATCTCTTAGTTCTAATTGCTTTTTTTACTTGGTTTATTGTGCTTGGTTTCATTTTATCTTCCCTTTTCTATATGAGTATCTAGTTCCATCGGTTGCCGATCCATAGAGCTTGGAGTAGTAAGTGCTTGGCGACATTAAATCAACTAATGCAGATGTACCATAAGATATTTGTGTGACTTGTTTTATTACCTTGCCGTATTGTACTTCATTAATGGCTTCCTCAGAATCCTCAAAGAGTAATTCGTCTTCACTAGGTTCTATTTTTTTAGCCTTTAGTTCTTTGTGGTCTCTTGTTATACCCGCTTTCTCGGACTTACCTTGCCCTCTACACGAAGAACAAGCTTTGTCAGAGATTCTTAGTTCACTAACTCTTCTAAGTTTCTTGCCACATAGAAAACAACAAGACCTATCTTTTATACTTTCTTCTATTTGTTCTCTAGTTCTTTTTATTCTTATCATTATTTAGTTTTTCCTCCTTCTTAACCTTTTAAAATAGTGTTCCATGCATTTAATAACTCATCTGCATAGATTTCTCCATTTTCTTTTTGTCTTAAATCATCACAATTGTCAGATATAACTCTTTCAACTCTAGTGATTGCTTCTTCTATAGGCATTTTTATTCTTCTGTCATTATCTGCTTCTGCAAAATATAAACCCGTCATAATAAACTCCTAAGTTTTTTTTAATTCTCCTAAATTATCTTATAGAAGTCAAGTGATTTATGTTTACATAGTGTTTCTCTCATAATTTTTGTTTTTGTTTTTATTTTTTTCAAAATAGGTGTAACGAGTGTAATAGTGTAACGAGTCTTCTGTAATCGTTTATACATAATAAATAATTGGTTACACTTTTGGTTACACTTGGTTACACTTGGATAAGGACAAGAACAAGAGGCAAACATTTTTATTCGTTTTGAATTGAAATAATATGAGAATAACTCTATAGTATTTTTATGGCAAAAGAAAAGTTCCTTACTAATCGTCAAAAAGAGTTCTGCAAACTTGTTTGTGAAGGTGTATATAGTAATGCCGAATGTGCAAGAAGAGCAGGATATTCTGAAGGGCAAGCAAATAAGACTGCAAGCCTTTTGTTGAATGGTCGTGATTTTCCTTTGGTTACTGAACATCTAAAAGAACTCCGAGAAATTAGAGAAAGAAAATATGGTGTCACTCTTATAGGACAACTTAGAAGATTATCTAAGCTTAGTATAGGAGCAGAAGAGAATGGACAATATAGCTCTGCGATCAATGCCGAAAAGATACGGAGTGCCTTAGGAGGCTTAACCATAGATCGTAGGGAAACAACACATCAATTAGATCAACTATCTCGTGAAGAAATTGTAGCGAGGCTTTCCGAAATAAGAAAACAACATCCATCTGCTTTTGTTGAAGGAGAATTTAGGGTGGTCGGAGAGAATAAGGGGAGGACAAAACTCCCCGACCATACATAAGCAATTCCTGAAATTGCTCCGTGCAATTTCTGTTTATCACTTATCCTCCTCTTTAGTCAAGCCGAATGTACTAATCATATCTTCTTTTAAAGCTAAACCTATTTGCATTGCTATTTGAGGAACTATAGAATTCCCTAACATTTTTAATCTTTGAGGTCTGTTTTTTTGTTTGACTGTAACTCTTGGGACTCCTCGAGGTTCGTCCATCCAATAGGATAACCCATTAGCCACTCCGTCCAATTCGCATTCAGTCTGCCGTCTCCCTCTTCCAGGAATATCTTGTGAGCCAAGTCCACTTGTCTCCCGTCCCTCAGTCTCTTCTTGTAGTATTCGTGATTCCCGTTGTAACTGTGTTTCACTAAACCTGCATTCGGTGTCGGGTATTTCCACTCCTTCATTCGAGGTGGTCTCAAGGTCACTCCGTTCATCATTGCTTTCGCTTCTTGTTCCGACAGTTCCCCTCTCTCCACTTTCTTTCTGAAGATCAATGTCATTCCCTCCGAGGCATGTCCGAATCCCTTCGTTGTCGGTGTCGGATAATTCGTTTCGTAAAGAGCCATTGTCTTCTTGTCCACTTGCTCCCTTAAATTGCTCGGTTGTTTTCGACCCTTTCGGTGTCCCTCTTGCAACTTCCTCGTTCCCTCTTCCGATCTCGGAGGTAGAGCATCCATTGTATTCGGTGTCGCCCACATTTTTACAGATGATCCAGAGTCTGTCTCTTTTGTGTCTCGCACCGACACTTGAAGCCGAAACAACAAATTGCCTCGTATGGTAGTTGATGCTTTCCATTTCATGGATAACCTCGTCAAGTCCCATTGAGACATGCCCATAAACATTTTCGAAAACACAATAAGTGGGTCTAGTTTGTTCAACAATTCTATGGATGTACGGAAAGATGTGGCGAGGGTCTTCTTGTCCTCTGCGATTTCCCGAGACTGAGAAGGGTTGGCAAGGATAGCCCGAGGTGAGTACCCACTTTTCTCCTTTGTTGATTTTGCTTGAAATAAATCTTCTTGGGTCATCTGCTATCTCCTTAACGTCATTATAAATTGGAACATCATTCCAATTCTTTTTTAAAACTTTTCTACACCATTCGTCAAAGTCGCAGAACATAACTGGCTCTGCGAACTTTGCCCATTCGAAACCGAGAGAGAACCCTCCGATTCCACTACATAAAGAAACTTCTTTAATCATTTATTTCCTCCAAAGATAATTTAGGATTAGATTGATACTGCCATTTATAATATCGATTTAAATTTTCCACACTTTGTATTGCTTGTTTAAGTGTTAACTTCTCACTTTGCATTTGCCCAACAAGGTCTTCTAAACATTCTAATAGTTGATCGTATTCGTTTGCTTTATCTATCATTACTACACTCCCTTTCCCGTCTATTCTTTAGTAAATTATCTTCACAATCTTGACATGCATAGTATGGTTCATGTATTGAATCCACTATTTTTGATTTATCAAACATGACATCACAACCATCACATTTCCATAAATTATCTTCGTCATTCATTAATGAACCTCCTCCTTTACTATACTTAAAAAAGGGAACTGCTCTTCTAATACTTTGCGAACCTTTTCTTCTACCAAGTCTTTGAACCAATCACTTTCGGTAATAACATCTAATTCGTTTATTGCCTCTTCCATGATTTTAGACCTTTGATCTTTACTAAGAACTGACATCTAATCCTCCTCATTATATGTGTCATTTAATTCTACACTCTCTAATAATTCTTGATCATTTATTGAGGCAAGCCTCAATATGATTGCATCTCTGACTTGTTGTGATGTAATGGTTTCTACTTCCTCTTCTTCGTGAAGAATAGTAAACCCAAGAAAACCTATACTATTATACATCTTCTCCCCTCCTTCTATCTAAATAAACTCTAAGATGTGTGGAGGCAGATTGAGGTTGCCCAAATTCATAGTGTCTCCAATTAAGGTCTTTCCTTAAATGTTGACCTTTAACAGTTATATAATAACCATCTTTATTTAAGAACTTTTTTAAACACTTAATAAAAAGTCTACCATATGCATTGTTTGGAACTTCTGAAAAGTGATAACGAGGAACGGAGGCAATTCCTTGCCTCCTCCACTTCTCAATTACTTTTGGATTTAATTGTCTAGCCATTTGCTTGAGCCTTTCTTTGTCCCTCGAGAAAAGTATCAACATCTAATTTACCAAACAACTTTCTTGCTTGATCATCAGAGATTATGTATTCTCCCTTTTTTTGATTGTCTGAAACAATCCAAGGCAATTTCCTGGATTTGACTTTATACCCAATAAGAGTGTATCGTGGGTGTTTTCTCTCCAAGTCTATATCAGAGTATTTTGCATACTGCTCTAAGTCTTCTTTCTCTTTTTTCTTCGCAATATCTCGAACAGAATTACCTTTAAAAGTTACATCTAATTTAAAGGTTGCTTTCTCATCATTGAAAGAACAATTACCAAGATTAAATTCAAAAGAATAATCTTCTCCTTGCTCATATACTAAATAAGCATCAATTGCTTTTTCTATATCCAACCTTAATTTTTTAAGAATTGGTTTTGCAAATTTATCTGTCATTTATTTATCTCCCCTAATTTATTATAAATATTGTAAATAGTATTCTCCAAGAAATTAACTTTTTCTGATAATTTCATCTTCTTTTTCGTCTCTCTATAGTTGTCTAAATCCATTTCGACATCTGCTTCTAATTGCTCTGCAATCTCAATAGACATAACTAACTCATCATAATTTTTCATCTATCTTTCCCCCAATAAAGTTTATATCCCTCTTCGGAATGTTTTTCGGCACAATCTTCGCACCTAAAATAATCTGCATGAGTAAAGTCTATTTCACTTTCATCAAACATTTCTCCACACCCATCACAAGTACAAGTTTTAGACATTTTTTTGTGAGGACTTGGTTCTAAAGAAAAAGTAGTCATCTACTCCTCCCAATCATTATTGTGATTATTTAAAGCATTAACACCAAGATTAAAAACTAAAGTATTATAAAATTCTGTTATCATAATCATTTTTTGTTCGACATCATTTTCTGTAACAATGTCTTTTAATTCTGTAATTACATAAAACATACAAACTCTATTATCTTTATGAGGAGATATTAAGTCATGTAATTCTGCATCTACAACTTCTAAATCATGTACTAAATTCTGCACATCTGCTTTTTTAATTCTCTTGTTGTGATAGTTATTATATTCATCTGTTAATTGACTAATCACACCATGCAGTTTTTCTGCGACCCTATTATCTACCATTGTATTGCCTCCCAAGCGACTGCTTTTTCTGATCTAATTTCTTGTTGAAATTCGTGTAGCAATTCTTCTGCATGATCAACATACATCTGCAAACCGAATTCTTTGCGAACCTTTTGGATTACTTGCTCGTTAGTATAGTCTTTTAATTGTTCTCCAACAAAAACTGATACTTCTTCTAATTTATCTTTTAATGCGATACTCATTTAAATCTCCCTCCAACATTATGATCTCTACATAAGATCAATATTTCTTTAAACGTCATAGCATCATATAATTTGATGCTATGTTCTTCTTCAAAATACTCCGAAAAACTTCTTTTATCACTTGATAATATTAAGTTCCAAAGCAATTCAAACTTGCGACCCTCTTCTTGC